ACGGAAATGCTCCCTTTGGACCAAATAGGTCGATAAATTTATCCATACCTGTTTTACCCGCATTTAATCCAAAATAAAATTGGAAGGGGGTTGAAAGTATTTGTTTATTTCCACTATAATAATCTTGTGTTGTTTTAATTGTAAATGTTGTGTTAGTCCAAGATGTGGACACCCATCCATTTGTTACTGTTTGACCTTGAATTGAAGTACTACCTGAAACTTCTCCGACTCTTGTATATAATGTACCAGACGTTGGGTTATTATCAACGTCAATTGAGGTGACGTACAAATATGTAAATCCAGGGAATTGTGTATTATGACTATTATGATCATCAACACCAACATTTGAAATTATGTCAAACTCTGCAGTTGTTCCTGTCATTGCACTATTTGAAATTGTTTCTCCACTAAATGTATATGTCATTGGTAATAAAAGATATTGGTCTGATGGATCATTAGGTGATTCCGTATGTCTATATCCATATGTCATACCTTGTAAAGGTTGTGATTGTACCCCGCTATAATCCCATGATTGATTATTCTTATTTGTTCCATAATCACCAAATCCATTTCCTTTTTTATCCCATAAATAAAATGGGACTTTTTGTGATGATTCAGTTAATCTACCAGGTTCATTTAAACAAGACCTAATTCTTTGTCCATCTTCAGATAATTCTAATGTAAGAGGTAATGGTCCAAAAATTGCCGTTCCTCCTTTAAAAACTTGTGGATATTCTTCTGGATCTAAAACATTAAATTGGTATCCAAGATATTGTGAATTTTGTAAATCAAACTCTTCAATTCCAGTTTCATTATTTATTGATAATAATTGTAAGATATCACCATCTAAAACATTTGATATTCCAACTCCATTTCTATAAAATCCTTTATTATCAAAGAACATATTTAAATTTCCGTTGGCATTTGCGGTGTCCATTCTATAGTTAATTGCCAATCCTAATAATTCACCCAAATCTTGGTATGATGTTGCACCAATTGAACGTGATACTGAACAGTTTGGATCTAATTTTGGGTCAACACATATTTCTTTAATAAATTCATCTCTTGGTCCTAAGTCAACAAATGTTGTTGGTTTTCTTATATTATCCACACTAAAAGATAAACCATTCGATGTTGGTGCCGAACGATAATATAATCTTTTTTGTCCCACTACTAATCGTGCAATTTTACCGCAATAGTTCGCTAAATTTCGATTATTACGATCAATTGCTGTTATTACTCTTTTAGCTTTAAATTGAGTGAAATATAATGAACCGGATAACCAATTATCAATAAATGCAAAATTTACAATTCCGCCACAAAACATTTTTCCAACTCTTTTTCTTCTATAATACTCGTTTATTATTTTAACTAATCTAGATAATGTGTGAGTACCGGGTACTATGTAAAAAATACCATTTATAAATTCACTTCTATGGCTAGCCGGAATTGGTAGTCTACTAAAATTTTCACTTCCAATATCTCTTATATTATTAGTTGAACTATAATTGGGAAATGGTACATGAATCATAGAATCACTACCCGCCAATAATGTTGCAACCACTTTATCTCCAATGGAAGGGAATTGTTTATATGTTCTTCCTCCTAAACCATTATCAACATACACACCCGTTATTATTGCATCATTATATACTGTGTCGTACAAAGCACACCCCTCTTCCGCAACAATACTTACATCTTGTGCACATTCAGTACATTCTGGATAATTTATTAATGATAATTTTGTTGTATTATCTATTTGCAAAATACTTGTAAATTGCCTTAATCTTCTACCAGCACCTTCAGTTACACCAATATCAATTAACAATTCTCCTAACGGACCTAAAACATCTTTTACTAAAATATTTAATGTTGTTAGAATAATAAGTTTTAATACATAATCCAATAATAAGAGAAAATCAGCAATCAATAGTGTAAATGTATAATTCTTAAATCCAAAATTTGATGGTGGTGTTAATTTATCTCCACAATCTTCTTCTTCCGCAGGATGTAATTCATTTATATTTGCAAAATTTCCATCAACTTGGTAATTACTATGGAACGATGAAACGGTATAAACTTTATTATAATTAAATCTATAAAAATAATCTCTTGGGTAATATTCACCAATTTCACTATAAAGGATTCCATAGTCAGAATTGGTACTAACGGCATTTGTTGGATATCCGCTCCATTGTGTACCAAAATAATATGACGCATCTATTTCACTTTCTGACGAATTAAATTCTCTAATATTCGGAACAAGGTAATCAGCATTAACTCTAGCTCTACTTAAATCGTTATCGTTCATGCCAATTCTAAAACGATAACAAGCTGAAGTTGGTACACCTTTATTTGGGTCATTGGTAATTTCATTTTCTCCAAACTCATTTGTGTAGACATAATCCATATTCATCTCAATTGGAAACACAAACCCTCCGTCATCGGATATGTCCTCTTGCAAATTAACTTCTTCTAATATTGGTCTATTATTTATATCTTTTTTCGGAGTGAATCTAATTGCTTCAATCTTTCCAGATTTGGCTATCAAATCACATTTTCTACCCATTTTCTTTTTGGGTCTACAGTTTTTATTAACCGCACTTTTACCGTTATCAGTATATATTCCACCAATAATAAACGCTGTTGGTGTTATATTAATCCCTTTCTCCGATAAATCAAAATCAGTTCTTGTTAAACCAATTTCACAAAAATCATCATTACCCCAAAAAGGAAATACTTCAATCGTTTTATCAAATGAAACAATTTGTGGTAATGTATTTAAATCTTCAGACGCTTTAAATGTGTATTTGTTTTTAAATTTATCCACTCCATCACCTTGTCTCATAAAATCATAAGGTCTTAAAGAGAAACAACCAATATCGGATAAATCAACATCAACGTGAATTGTTTGTTGTCCTAATGGAACCCCCCAAATCATAAAGTCACCAGAACTATTCGTTTTAACTGTATACGAATAATAAGTTTCGTAAACCTCTAAAACTTCTTCTCTTGTTAAAATATCTTCTTGGTCAAAAAATGTACCTGTGGGTTCATGTCCACCATGTTGTTTTCTTGATGGTAATAAATTGTATCTGTAGTTGTTACCATCTTTGTCCCCGATTTCAGTATAGGGGTATAACGCAGATATAACTGGATCATTTGAATGTTTTTCTAATTGTGGAACAAATAACGACACTCTGGCGTTTGGGACACCTAAACCATTATTGACTGAAATACGACCACATACAACCCCATAATCAGAACACATCGATGAATAAACATCCTTTTGTGTAAATCTTAATGATAGAACTTCCAAAAAATCAAAATCTTGTTTTAATTCAAGATTGACTATTTGGTCCTTCCCAATGTTTGTGGATATTCTATGCTTCTGTATCATTCTTTTAATAAATAGAAAAAAGGAGATTTTCTACTATTATAAACAAAAAACATTTTAATATGTAGTCGTTCCTAATGTTTTGGTTCTAACTCTAATATCAGTATTAGGGAACCTTATTTGGAATATTTGATTAGACTTCATAAAAATGGTCATATCTGACTGTAGTATTTCCTTAGTTAATGTGTCTTTGTATGCCATTGCGGTTTCTGATGAAGAATATAACCCACCAATCTTATTATACGCCCTGATATCAATTACATTCACTACTCCAGGTATTTGACCAATATGTCTAATTAAATCTCCAATGAATAATGGGTCACCCATTTTTCTTTTAGAAATGTCAAAGAAATCTGTTGTATCGTTAATTGCTGTTTTAACGACATCTGTTGGGTTTTCATTTTTGTCGATGACAATATCCATTTCCAATGATAAGTCAATAACTTCCCCACTTGCAATGTCAATATAGTCATTTATCATTCTATATTCAGAAAGATATTCTATAATATTACTTTTTAATGTATTTGAAACTGTGTCAGATAAATTACCATTATCGTCATAGGATAAAATTTTAATTTTTACCTTATTGTCTTCTTCAACGACGTTCACTTTTGCTGGTGCTCCAAATGTTGCTGGCATCACCTCAATTATTGATTTATAGTCATTTAAAGTAACCGCTCTATTTTGTGCCGCAAAATTATAGGAAATCATGTTTCTTAATTCTTCAATCGTTGGTTGGTCTGCTCCACCGACAGCTGGAGTTACATTCGTAACCCTCATAGATTGTGTCACTTGTGTGTTAATGGTAGATTGAGGTCCGTTGATATCTAATTCCACATTATCAATACTCGTGATAACATTCACACCTAAATTGGAATCTTTTCCTCCACCAACTCTGTATTTTATGAATAAGGTTGTACTTGATTTTGGTATTGCCCCCAATGACATATTATTAAGATAGGTTGAAAGATTAACTTTCATTGTACCATTCATATAACTATCTAAATTGTCTAATGGGTCAACATTACCTGAACCGAATGTAACTGAAAAATATCCTTCTGGAGTATATTCAGTTACGAATTTATTTGTGACAGTTCTATTTGTTCCCGCTTTAAAATTATTTTTATCTGATACTGCGGTTGGGTCTGGAACAAAAACTTTATCTTGTACCAAACTTTTAACTTCATACCATTTATTTGTTAAATCGCTAAATTCATTTGAGGTGGGATTAGCACCAAAGTTAGTGCCATCTTTATGTATGATACTACTAACACCTAACACATCTTGTTCGGGTAAATACAATTTTAAAAATGGTTTTTGGTCTAATGATGTGATTACTCTCCTATATATTCTTGTAACCCCATTAACTACCGCTTCTCTTTTTGTAATTGTATATGACACCAATGAATTATTTGCATTGAAATTTGGTATTTTTAATCTATTTGGTTCACCCTTACTATTAAATGGGTCTGAAAAATCTACATCCTCTACGGTTTCAAAAATTTGTCCTCCTCCTGATACTTGTGTTCCTGATCTCATAATTCCCAAATATCTATCATCTTCTTTATCACCTCTAACTGGTACATTTATTGAGAAATCACATAACGCAACTGAAGGTCTTTTGCATGGTATTTTCATACCATAAGTTTTTGCAATATGAAATAATGATTGTCTTTGTTGAGCAAAATCTAACATTGTTTCTTGCCAAACTCTATCTATGTGGAAGTGTAAGTTATCTGCAACCGCAGCATTTAAATCTAACAATACTGAAAATATTGATGCGTCGTTGGTATTTTTAACCAAGTCAGGATAATATTGTGTTGTTAGATTTACTAACTCTTCTCTTAAACCCGCAAAATCTCTTGTTGCGTATGATATTTTTTTACTCATCTTAAATGTTTAGTATTATAAAATCCGAAGACGTAAAGGCTCCGTTATTTACTGTATATTCAATTTTAACTACAGCCGTATGTGGTTTTTCAGAATCGCTTGAAACTCTAAAAAGTCTATTATCTTCATTTTCTTGTAGTGAATTAATTTGGTCTGGGTCGTCTTCTGCAGAAACCACCACTATTGAGGTTAAATCCAAATTAGGGATATATTTTTTTACAGAATCACGAATTTCACTTTCAATTAACCCAAATGTAACGGCGTCGTTTTGGTCAAAGATGTATTGATACAATCTAGTACCAAAATCAGGTAGAAAATATCTACTACCTTTCTTTGTCAATAGGAGGTGTATTAAATCCGCTCTAATCTCTCTTTCGGGAGTACCAGTCATCTTTAAAAACTTTCCTTCTAAACTATCCCTAAATGGGAAATCTATTCCATAGGTTGCTGCCATATTCAATAAATATAAACAATACGAAAATGGTTATGTATCTTCTTTTATTTTTGTATTTCCCTTTTGGTATGGAGGTAAATAAGGACATGATGAACATTTGTTACCGCAACAGTACCCTCTCTTTAGTAAAAAAAAAGAAGTCAGAACCATAAGCCCTGACTTCTCGTCTATGTAATAATCAACCCCTTCTACCATTAGATACTTGTAATTTCACAACTTCCACCAGAACATGCTTGAGCTGCAAAGTCACTAATATCTTTATATTGAGGTCTGTCTAAAATTTCACCAAAATTAACTTCTTTAAATTGACGAGTGATGGTTTCCCACTTATAGAATAAATGAACGTCTTTTAAACAATAAACCATTTTCTTCATATCACCTTTAAAGTAATTCTTTGCAAATTTCTTCGCTCTTGATAACCAATATTCTTTTAATAAAACTTGTTCTCTTGTTCCTGTTAAAGTTATACTTCTATCCAATAAAGTATCACAAGCTAACCATAAGTTTTGATTAAAGTAATGTAAACCATCAATGATTAAACCTGACGCTAAAATTGAACCTTTACCATATTGTTCAATAATGTCTTCTAAATTCAATACTGAAGTGAATGGTGCTTGGTTAAAATCTTTATCTCCGTAATCAGACATAAAACTTACAGCGGTAAAGAAATCTCTTTCTTCCCAAATGTAATCAACAATTGCATCTTTATCATCAATAATAACGGTACAAGATGTATTATGATTAACTCCTTTGTAAGCACATAATTCGTGATTAGTTCCGGCGTTTACCCAATGTTGTTGAACCAATTTAATTAATTCAAGATGTTTAATTCCTTTCATATCCTTTTTGAATAAACCAACTTTTGGATTTTCAACAGGAACAAAAACAACGTAATCACTTTTAGTTGATGACCATACACTTTCTTCTAATAAGAATCCCATATTATCAACCAACCATTTTGCCGTGTTACTTTCTTTATTCAATTGCATAATACGGAAATACTTTTCAGAGTGTTCAGGGTGAATACCTGATGCGGTTCCTAATACAACTGATGCATTACCTGAAGGTTTAACACAAGTAGTTCTTGCCGCTTGGTTAATACCAATTACCGCCGCAACTTCTTTATTTGTGTCTTTTACCATTTGAGCACCTTCTTCTAATAATTCTGCGTTGAATAATTTTGGATTGTTCATCCAACCTGTAATACTAACACCCAATAAAGCCTCTCTTTCAAAAATCTTTCTACTTGTTTCACCTAAGTAAGGGAAACTTGTATAACCCGCTTGTAATGTACCTAAGATTGATGCATCTTTACAAGCTTTTAAAAATTTATCTTTTGTTGTTGCCTTCTCCGCATTAATTTCAGTTAAATTACAACCTTGGATACCAAATTTTTCTTTATTGTTTTTAACGTATTCTTCAACATCATCATATTTGATTTTAGAAAAATCTACAGTATCTAATACTGGTATTTTTAAAATTTCAAAACATGGGTTAAACATATCAAACCAACTGTTTGCAAACACAAATCCAATATCATTAGCACCATCATTAAGTTGTACCAAGTAATTAAATTGTTCTTTTTGAACTTCACTTCTTAATAACAAAACTGAGTTATTACTACGACCTCTTTGTGGA